TTGGTGTTGGTTGTTGACCTCAATACTTTGGTGTCGTTCAGCAACGTCAGCTGGTTAGGCGAGGCAAATACGTCCACGCCTTTACTGCGGTAAAAGCGGTTTTCTGCACTCTGTGAGTTGCGGTCAAGATACTTCTGCCCCGCACCCATAGACCAGTCGGTCTGCTCTCGACGCCACAGGCCCTCGGTGTTAATGGTTCCCTGACCCGATACATTGGTCAGGTTGATTGACTGACGCTGGGCCGGAATCGTGCGGTGCTTGAACGCCCCGTGTCGGTACACATCAAGGGAAGTGTCCACGATGTACTGGCGGCCGGCGATGGCAATGGCGTTCGGACCAAGGTTGTCCAGCAGGTTGGCGTTCTGATCGCTTGAGGCGTAGTAGCCCCAGAAAGCGTCAGCGTCGCTGCCTGATGTACGGGAGTAACCGAATAGGTGGCTGCGTAGCCCCTGAGGAATCGTGACCGAAACAGCCATTACCAGCTACGAATCTTTGTGTACTGACGCTGGAGTCGGTCTGCTTCCTCGCTGATACGTTCCATGCGTCGAGCGATAAGGGCGTTCACCGAACCGGAAACTGAACCCGGCGGGACTTCGCTGGCCTTACGCGGGTCGGGCTGGGCTTCCATGAAGTTGCGGCTGACCTCACGAGGAATGGTGAGGTCAATCTCTGCTCCGAGCGGGGGCAGGTCCACCTGCGTTGGCACGAGGTTCTGAACCGTCTCGGTGCTGTAGCCGTTGTAGGGCGGTGCTTCGTCGTTAGTAGCCGGCGTGTTGTACACGCTGTCGGCGGTGTCCACAAAGCGAATAAACGGTGCTGAGTAGGTGACGTAGATGGGAAGTCCCGGCCAACCGTTCTCATAGATCACCAAACCGCGACCAGACGGGAATGCGGGGTCGGTCACGCCACCAGGCTGTGAGTCCCAGCGGATAACTTTCCACTTCTTGATTGGCGGGAAAGTACGGTACGGCGGGGCGATGCGGTAGCGAATCTCCAGAATGTCAATGAAGTTGCTCGGTAGGTCGCCAAGGTCGTAGCCCTGAAACACGGGGTTGTAGGTCAGCTCGGCCACGCCCACGCGGAATAGACCGTTGCCCGGTCCAGAGAGCGAACGCAGATCGTCGTTGATAGCAACGCCAATGTCGTAGCGGGAGTAGCGGGGGTTCAGGTAAATCAGGACATTGGCATCGTGGTTAGTCGGCACCGAGTTGTAGTAGCCGCGAATCACAGTGGCAGTGTTACTGCTGGAAACCCATGCCGTGACGTACATCAGTTCTAGTTCGCACGAGAAAATAACACCAGGGGCAATCGAGCCGGCCTGAGCACCGTTTACCACAATGGTCGTCTGTACGTCATCAACGGCGTTGGTCAGCTGGACGGTACGCTCACGCAGACCACCCATGAGCCGGCGGTACACCTTTTCAATGAGGTCGCCAAAGGTTACGCCAGAGCCGGTACTAGCCGATCCACCTACGGTAATTAAAGTTGCCATTAGATTCCTTTACAGTTCGGCGTCAAACCAAAGTACGTCGCCAGTGGCGTTGGGGATAATTTCGTAATACGTGTTTGTGGTTAAACCAGTACCACCGGTAAAACTCAACGATAGAAAATCGTTCATACGACTACCGGTTTGGAACGTCACAGCAGTGAATGTTGCGGTGGCGGCACCACGTGTTTTCCAACTTGTTCCATAAATTGCCGTTGACGAACGCATGAATTGCGGAAGTCGCATGAACATTTCAGCAGCCGTAGTAGAAGTTGCCCTAGCGATGCCAATAATGTCAGTTGTTGCCGTAGTGATAATGCCGTAGAAATACCGTTGGCATAGGGCCATGTCGTTGTTGGGAGCGGCAAGTGAGTAGGTAGTTGTTGTTGAACCCGCCTCAGCCTGAATGCCCCATAACTGGAACGTTGAAGCATTGGAAGCGTTGGGGCCAATACGGATTTCAAGGTACGAACCGGTACCAATAGTTTTTCCGGTAACGCTGGCAAGGCTAAGAGTGACTGACAAGCGTTGCCAACCGCTACCGCTGTATGTTGCGGTACCGCTGACTCCGACCGAGGCCGAGCCACCAGAACCGAATACTTGCCAGGCTTGAACCTTGAACGTTGTGTTGGTGGACGTGTAGAAAGACACGGTGACTGAACCACCGTTGAGCGTGTCCACATCTTCAATGCGCTGGTACAGGTACGTGTTGGCGTCCATTGAACCAGAACTAGGACCAAACAGAACTGTGTACGGTAAGTAGTCGGCGTTGGTAATACCAGTTGAACTGGCTGATGTGACTTGGAATACAGGGCCACCGGTATTGTTTGTGGCAAAAGCCCAGCGATCTACAAAACATGGCGTAGCACCTACGATTGGGTAGCCAGAGTTGTAAGTGGAAATACTTGAAAACGACCCAAAAGTGCTTATCGCATAACGTTGGCTGATTGAAAAGTCTGAGTTAATCAGCAGGTTCTTGCCGGCGGCAACGGTCGTAGGTCCTTGCGTTCCCTGCGTACCTTGCGTTCCCTGTGGGCCTTGTGAACCTTGTGAACCTTGTGGGCCGGCTGTACCTTGGAAACCTTGATTACCTTGAGAACCCTGAGCTCCGGTGGAACCTTGAGCACCGGTTGTGCCTTGGAAACCTTGTGGCCCCTGTGGGCCGGTAGAACCAATGTTACCCTGCGTACCCTGCGGTCCTTGTGCTCCTTGTGCTCCTTGGAAACCCTGTGGTCCTTGAACGGTAGAAGCGGACCCCTGAACACCCTGCGTGCCTTGGTAGCCTTGCGTTCCTTGGTATCCCTGTGGGCCTTGTACGGTCGAGGGTAATCCCTGCGTGCCTTGGTAGCCTTGGTATCCTTGCGGACCCTGAACGTTCGAGGGTGAGCCCTGAGCTCCGGTTAATCCTTGGTATCCCTGAAAGCCTTGGTATCCTTGAGGGCCTTGAGTTCCCTGTACACCCTGCGAGCCCATGTTGCCCTGAACACCCTGTGAACCTTGAAAACCTTGCGGTCCAGTGAATCCCACAGCGCCTTGAACGCCTTGAGGACCAGCAGCACCAGCCGATCCTTGCGCTCCTGCAGTACCTTGATAACCTTGTGCACCTTGCGCTCCATCTGCACCTCTCGTAAGAACTAGAGAATCATCGTACGCCCAGTAGGACTTGGCGTTGGTTGCACCCACGGGGTAGGTGACGCGAACATAGTAGGCGGCAACAGCCGGCACTTCTATACGCCACTGACCGGGGCCACCGTAGTTGGTGCCAGACAAAACCGGTCCGGCGTCGGGCTGGCCAGTTGGCGGTGGATCGCCAGCGGCTGGAATAGAGGTAAAACGAGAAGCGGCCCAGGCATCAACCTGAGCACCGTTGAGGTAGCCGGTGGGACCAGAGACAACTCCGTCGAGAATGATTGCCATTATTCAACGACCGCCTGACCTGAGTTCACTGCCGACTGTACGGCGTCATACTTGGCACCAACGCGTTCGTTGCCACCGAGGTTGTGTCCGGTTTCAACTTCCCAGCGGGAGCCGGCACGACGCTCCAGTTCAGCCGCACCCTTGACTGACTTAGGCTGGAGTCCGTCTTTGCGGAGCCGGCGGTAAGCGTCCACGTCTCGGTGCATGATTTCTGTCTCACGCTCTACACGGGCCGCTTCTGAGCGGGTGGGCATAGATGATGGGGCAATAAGAATGGAGCCGTAGAAACGGCTAATAGGGCCCTCACAGACCTCGCAGGTGGTGAGAGTCGCGTCAGTGAAAGACTGGCGTACCTCAATGATGGTTTTACAGGTGTCGCACTTGTAGTCGTAGCGTGGCATTATGTAATCAAGTCTCCGTATCCGGCTGCCGTGAGGTCGGCGGCTTGTTGATCTGTCACATACGTTGGTCCAAGATAGACCGCCGTAACCCACACCTCGTGTGACACGTTGCTCACCGTTGGTTGCGGTGGTGACTGGCTGTAGTCAATGTAATACGACGTGGCGTAGGGAGCGTCAGGAACGCTGAAGTTAATGGGGTACGGAATGTTGGTGTTGCTGTTTTCGTTGGTCGGCGTGTCCTGTACGTAGGTGCCGTTGGACAACGCAAACACAGCGACGTAGCGAGCTCGGTTCGGGAAGTACCGAAATAACCGAGCCGCTGCGCCTGTGCTGTCCGGCAAAAAAGCCGGAACGTCATAGACCGTTGGTGGCGTGAACGTTGGCACGCCTTACCTACTTGCGTCCCTGAATCCCCAGCTCACGAGCAGCAATAACGTCACGGGCAGCGCGTCCACCGACAGACTCAAAATCACGGTTTCCAGCGACTGCTTCGCCAACGGGCTTGGTCACGCGATCGTAACCACCCATCTGAGATTGCTCAACAAGCGTAGTTGGGCGCATGTCCACAACGAAAGATACGGCACCACGGGTAGCCGTTTCTGTCTGTGCGTCACGGTTGTGCGTGACCTGTGCCTTAGCCGCGTTCTCAGCGGCCTGATTTTCCATACCTGGGTAGGCCATTACATCTCGTCCTCGTACGTGTCAAAGGGGTCCACCGGTGGAGCGTCCGTTGCCGGCGCGTACTCAACTGGGGTAACACCCATCTTGACGGGGGTTTCTTTTACGCCACGAGCAGTGTTGCGCTCGACGCCACGCAAGTTGCGTGTGGGTCCGGGGTTGCCTGCGCTCATTGCCGGCTGAATCCAGCCAGTGTCAGTGCCAACAGTTTCGCCCCGTAGGAACTTGTCTTCTACCTGCTTAAAATTGCGTGATTCCATTAGCAGCACCCCTCGCCCATCTTGCAGCAACCGCAGTAACACGGGTCGGGAGTATTGCCAAGCGAACCGAACTGGCGGTCATTAGCCGCCGCTCGTGATTCACGACGCTCAAGAGGTGTGCCGGGTAGATTGGCTGCCTCAATACCGCGTGTGAGTCCTTGTCCTGTGGGGATCGTCATTAGAGTTCCTCGCTTGTAAATTGAGCCTTGAGAGGAACCAGTAGCCCGTCCTTGTCGGTCAAGCGTCCGCAGTCGAGACATTGAATCTCGTCCACTAGGGCAGTGCAGTTCAAAGAACGGCATACTGGGTTAGCGCATTGACGGGGCCAAGGCATACTGGTTCCTCTCTCGGTCAAACGGTCAGGCTAAGCCTGGGGGTTTCCGCTCTCACCGTCGTTAATCGCCGGGTTGAACGAAGTGTTGAGGTCAGCGCCGAGGAGCGACGAGCTCTCGATACGCATGACGGAAGCCTGACGGAAGATTCCGTAGGCACCGAGCCAGTACCAACCCATCGGCACAAAGCGGCGCAGACGGTCGGTAATCGGGCCGGGAACAACGTGCGGGAACGCACCGTTTCCGTCCACGTATGAGTGGGCCTTGGCGAGAGCCTGGCGACCGATGATGAGCGTGCCGTACACGTTCACACCAGCAGCAGCGATGGTCACGGTGTTGTCACCGGCCTTGGTCACGGAACCCGTGCCAGAGACAGTGAACGTGTTGCCAGCAACCGTGGCGACCGTGACGGTGCCAGAAACGGTGCAACCACCGGACTTGGTGGAAAGCGCCGAACCAACAGCCGGAGCGTTGCCCGTGAACGTACCGCTGGTCGTGGTGACCATCGTGTAGGTACCAGCCGAGGCCGAAGCACCAGCACCCTGGAAAACAGGGGCACGAGGCGTTTCGATCCAGCGAACACCCTCAAAGGCACCCAGTTCACCGGTCCAGATTTCACCCGGCTGCGAGTACACGTGAGGCGCACGCCAGCCCTGAATGTTGGAACCAGAAACCGTCTCACCCTGAATGTCGGCAACGAGGTCGGGGTGAATGTATCCGACGTAGTAGCCACCAAAGGTGGGAACGTTCTGAGCGCGGAGACGAGCGCGAGCGGCACGAATGTCCAGCGAGGACAGCGTGTTCGACGCAGCAACGCTCGAACGTGCCGTAACCGAGGACTGGAGCGAGGTCGCACCGAGGCCAGAGGCGTACATCACGTTGGTACCGCTGTCAAGAGCAGCACGAGCGATCGTGTCGAGCGACACACCAGCGTTGTAACCAACGACGTTGGCGACAACCGGGTCAATGTCCACGAACGAGGTGCCACGGAGCTTCGCCGTGGTGAGAACGGCGTTACCGTACTCAGCAAGGGTCAGCGTGACCTGCGAGTCACTGAGAGAAACCGTCGCAACGTCCTCGGTCTCGGTGAGAGCCGAAGAAGCAATGCTCAGGTCGTTCACAATGGTGAATGCGACCGATGCACCCGGCATGCTCTGGGCAGTCGGTTGAACATCGGCGGCTTGGTCAAAGTACAGCTCCGGACGCAGAGCGAAGTACGCCATGCGGTCGTAAGCAGCCTTTGAGAAGTCAAGGGAACCTTGCGTTGTGTAAGCGTCGGTACCCGTGACGTTGAAGGCGTCAGTTGCCATGATACGGGGGTCCTTTCGGGACTAGTTGGACCCCTCTATGGTTTTAGCGTGCGTCCCTTGATGACCAAAGGCCGAGCGATTGCCCGGACTGGCTCGTCACGATCGCCATGACTTCCTCTGGTGACTTGGCTTCTGCCAACTGGGTGTAGAACTCCTCACCGGGATTCGGGTGTGCGCCCGACGTACCGATAGTCGCACCTTGAGCGCGACGCAGAGCTTCCAGTTCGGCATGGCTGTTGTCCACTTCGGCTGGGGCCGCTGAAACAGGTGACAAGATTCCGTATTCCTCAGCGGACTTACGGATAGATTCGGCATCTGCCGGTCCATCGTATGCCTTGCGGAAAAGGGAACCTAGGCCACTGTCAGAAATGCCGGCACGTGTGAACTGCAATTCGCGCTTTTGCGCTTCCAGTTCGGCACGAGCTTCTTCCAACTCTCGACGGGCTTTCTTGGCTTCTTTGAGTTGTCTCCGAATGTTCGGGTCTAACGCTTCAGAATCCTGCTCGTCTGTGTAATCCAGGTCTTCCATGACAATCGCTCCTTAAAGGTACGCACCAAACCAAGAGGGGGGTTTGGTGGATAAATGGCGCACAGGTACGCACTCAGGGTTGTGCAAGTCCTAAGTGGGTTGGGGAACAGCTCACCCGTCTAGCAGGGCCGAACTCCTAGTTGTAAGTGTAGCAGAACTTATTGCTGTGCACTGGCAACGCCCGTTACACCACGCTGGGTGGCTTCGTATCCACCACCGCCTTGGAACGGGGCTGCTTGGCCCTGTGCGGCACGCTGAACAGCGAGTTGTGCCTCAGGTTGGGTCGTGCCACCAAAGCCCTGTAACTGCGAACCAATGAGTTGTGTGGTGTCCACGGTCGGGGCGTTGGAACCAGGTGCGGCACCGGTCAGGCCGGCACCTGCTCCGGCAACGTCGAGTGCCCTTTGCTCCTGTGCCGACGAGAATGTGCCATCGCTGTTAATAGCGGACTTGGCTCGCTTGGCAAGTTCCTGTGCCATGGCTGTCGTGAAGTCCTTGACACCAACGTTCTGGGCGTAGCCCTGCAACTGAGCCGTAGTTGCCTTTTGAGTAAGGATCGGCTCGGCTTTCTTGGGGTCAAGGTAGTACGCCAGCAAATGCCCCATGTCCACACCCTGCTGGGCAAGGTACTTCTTGGTGGCATCGTCTGCGCTCATTGCCACTTGGTAGCCGTTGGCAAGGCGACGGTTGAACTCCGCTGCGGAAACACCGCCGGCAATCAACTGACCAACTTCTTGACGGGTAAAGAAGCTTGATGGCAGACCGTACATGTCTGCGGTTTCACGGTACCTTTGAGCCAGAGAAAGGTACTGAGCCTCGGTCAATGGTTGCGGGTTGGTGCGGTTGTGTTGATCTAGCCCGACAAAGGTTTTTTTGTATTCCGGCTCGGTGCGAATAGCGTTCAGCAACTGGCGTCCATCGGTCACGCCTTTGTTGAATACGTAGTCATACACCTTGGGAATCAAATCTTCCATGCCCCAGTTTGTAAGGTTCTGGGCCATAATGCTGTAGGCACTGGTGCCTTTGGCGTCACCGCCAACGACCGTTTGACCAGTGGGAGTGACAACCTGCGTAGGTTGCTTCTTTGCACCCCTATCGGTAAAGGTGTAAATCGTGGGGTCGGTCTTTTCCCAGCCTTGGTGGAAAACGTCTGGAAAGAACGCATCGGCCTGACGCTTAAAAGCAGATTTGACCTTGCTGTCCGACGAGGTGTATGCCGTGTAGTCAAAGCCCTGACGCGTCCACGGACTCCAGAAAGAAGCGGCGTCCTGTTCTGGCAATGCTTGCGTAATGGCTCGGACGTAGTTGGCGGGGGTCTTGGAAAGTCCCGTCATGTCAATGGATTTGCCACCGAGTTGGTGGGCAATGCTAGGGCTAACGCCGAGGCTAATCATGTAGGCAGCGGTGGGCCACTTAATGGCACCAGCGCCAGTACCAAATACAATTCCGGGTAAATCTGCCATTACATTGCCCCCTGTCCTGGTGCTTCGTTCATAGCCGCCATCATGCCATCAAGGGCGTTCTGTGCGGTTTGCTGAGCTTGTGGCGTGGAGTCGTAGCCAAACGAGGGGTGGGTCTGCAAGTGACCTTTCCACTGATCCAGCGACATAGGTGCAGGGCGACCGGTAGCCGGGTCGGAACCACCGCTAAGGGCGGCCATAGAAGCAGGGTCGCTTTGGAAGTTCGGCTCGTGGTCCTCGCCCAGCATCTGCTTTGCCACCTGTCGGTACGGGTCGAGCAGGTAGGCGGTAGGTATGCCGGCCTTAATTTGCGGGGCAAGCGTGGGGTATAGACCCTGTGCCACCGTCTTGATGTACTCCTCAAATGCTTTGACCTTTTCGGGTGAAAGGTCGCCGGCAATTTTGCTCAGAGTTCCATCGGACATGGGCACCGCGTAGTCGTGGGCCATGCGCTTGAGGTCCTCAATGCTGTGGGTTTGTTCGATAGGTTTTTCGTCAGCCATAACTGTCCTTACTGTGGTGCTGGTAGGTTTCGGAGCACGTTAGTAATGAAACCAGAATACTTCTTCCAGTATTCGTCGTTTGATAACTGCGTGCAGTATTCGTACCATTGACTCCGGAGAAGTCCGGTTGATTCCCCTGTGACAAGGGCGTTGGCGTATGCTTCTTCGTACTGCTTTCGGAGACCAACCATCTGGCGGTACTCTTTCAGCTCACCCGGCTTAAACATTGAAGCGGCCTTGGGGTCGTCCACCATTTCTTTCATCTGGTTGAAAGCGTGGTAGGCAACGCTGTTTTTGGTGCCAGAGTTCTTGTCAGCCAGCCAGTAGTTGTTGGTGGTTTGACCGTAGGTGGTTGCCATGCGTCGAAGTTGCATCGCCGCCTGGTAATTCAGACCGCCGGTGGCATCGTCCACGTTGGCTGGGTTGGCAAGCAAGGCGTCGTGGGCTTGGTTGTACCACTTCCAGCCCAGCGTAATCATCAGGCTCTTGAGGAACTCGGTCGGGGTCTGGCCCTTGCGTAGGCCGAATGCGTACTCCATCTGGAGTGCTACCGGATCGTATTTATCACCGTTGGTGGAGACAAGGTACGCCATGGCATCGTTGTACTTGCCGAGCTGAGGGTAGTGCTTACGCAGGAACTCGGCAGCCGCTGTGGTTTCTGGCCAACGGGAACCACCGGACTTGGTTCGGCTTACGAGGTCAAACACGCGGTCTGGGTAACGCTTGGCAAACTCATTGGCGGCAAGGGCGTAGGTTGGGTACAGCAGTTCATTCGTTTTCTTGTCTCGCTCCAACATGATGTCTTGGAACTCTTTGGTCTTGAGGAACCGCTGTCCTAGCGACATTGCCGTTGGCGACGAGTAGGAAATAAAGTTCTTCATGGTGAAGTTCAAGGCCGCCTGCATGTTGGCGTTGTGCAAGAACTGTTGGAAGTTTCCAGCGTCACTGAAATACTTGGACATTTCCACGCCGGCGTAGTACGACCAGAGTTGCTCGCGGGAACCGAACATTGCCAATTCTTGCTTGCTCAGCGTTGGGTGATCCTTGGCCGCTTTTTCGTAGAAATGCTCAAACTGTTGCTGAGCCATGTCTTGAATCACAGCGTTTTCTACCGAGGCGTACGAGCTGACGTTGTTTTGGAACGTCATTCCATAGACACCCTTAGCGGTGTTACGAATCAGTGGGTTCGGCAGTAGGTCATCTTTGAACGAAGTCCGCATTGAGGTTTCGCCCAGCACCTTGCTCAAGAACCATTCCACCATCGGGTTGTGGTGAGTGGCGTACTCGTAGAAGAACTTGGCTGGCATGACCACCGCCGGCCCGAACGGAACGGCAATCATTTCGTGGATCATGTTGTTGAACCCAGTTTTAGTGCCGGTAATCAGAACCGACGAAAGCGACGAACCGCTGGCGTCGAAACCAAAGTTGCTGGCACCAACGCCGGCAATCGGTTTGTAGCCGAGCAGTGGCCCAAGGAAACCGAGGACACCAGTGCCCATTGACATGAGCATTTGCGAGCCGGGGACAACGAACGAATTGGAACCATCAGCGTTCTGATTGACGTAATTGGTAATCGCCAAGTTCATACGCAGGTACT